CTCTGGCGTTGCGGTAAAAGATCCCGTCGTCGGCACCGAGCACAATCCAGTCACGGATCCCACGTTGACGGTCGGGTATATGTCGTACGTGATTGTGCCGCTGGCCGTTGCGCCAGCGAGTGCCCCGGTGGTTGGGAGCGAGACGGTTCCTGACACAGTGCCACAGGTAGCTGTTGGGTAAGTGTCGTAGGAAATGGTGCCGTCAGCCGTCGCTCCTGACAGCGACCCGCCAGTAGGAAGAGATACCGTGCCAGTGATGGTGCTGCACGTAGCGGTCGGGTACGTGTCGTAGGAAATGTTGCCGCTCGCTGTGGCACCCGATAATGAACCGCCCGTGACGGTCGGCAGGGTTACCGTACCGGAGGCGCTGATGGCACTGAGGCTTGCGCTTTCGACAGTCGGAACTTCCACGGTTCCCGTGACCGTAAACTCCTTGTTTCTGTCCGTGGTGCCAACCGTCACCGCTTTGTCGAACACGTAGGCGTTGGTCGCGTGCGGCACACCTACTGTGCCGTTAACAATCACGCTCTTCAGAATGCGCGTGCGGCCGTTAGTGAAAGGCCACTGCATCGGAACGAAACCACCGCCGCCAAAAAGGATGGTGGTTATGCCATCGCGCCCGTCACGCCCGCTCGCGCCATCGCGACCGGCTTGACCAACGTAGGTGTTGTTGATGTAGTCAACATTAAGGTTGGTGGTGTTGAGGTTCTCGGTGGTTGTGTTGTTGATGGTGGTGTTTTCAAACGTGCTGTTGCCTGCGACGTTGAACGTGTCGCCACCGAAGTAGTTGTTGTAGTTGAAGTCTTGGTTGATCGGGAAATTGAACTGGTGACCGTCGTAGTTGTTGGTGTTGTTGGTGTTGTTGTAAGTGTCACCAGCGACATCAATGAACGTGTCTTGGCCAGCGGTAGGCAGCAGATCGCGGTAGTCGGATGTTCTCCACACTCCTGGCCGCGCCAGACCACCAGCGCCTGTGGTGTTTGGGGGCTGGATATTGACCGCACCGCGGTGCGAGAGCGGCTGCTGGCAGTTACCGAGAGCCTGCATCAGCTGCCGCAGCGCGGCCTCTGGGAGAGCGCCGGACAGAGCCTGCGCCAGTTGCGGCATGCTTTGCGTAAACACTACTTCGCACCCTCCACAACGACCGTGTGTATGGAAGGAGTGTTCGCGGACGACGACTGAGTACCGGCAAACGCTACGGCGACATGCCTGTCGGCACCGGCAGAGCGCTCTTCATTGCCGCCGCTGAACATGGCGCGTGCAACACCGCTCGCCTCCCCGAGAGTAGAGCGGGTGCGTTTCATGTTCAAAACGGACTCCGCGCCCGGGACGACTGGGACAAACCCATCCCCCCGATCACTGGCAACGGCATTCGGACGCGGGGTATCGGAGCCGTTGAAGTAGCGAGACAGCGAGAGCGGGGCATCGCCAGTAGTCGGCGTGTACAGTACGCTCACGGCCTGCCTGCTGTCCTCATTCACTAGCTCCATGTTGCCGGAACGGAAGCTGTACGGGATGGCCGTGCCGTTGTCCGAGTAACCAGCCATGCGTACGAAGCCAGACGCGGCGTACGCAACCCCCTGCTGCCCGCCAACTGCATAGGGTGCCGCTGCAGTCAGTGGCACTGCGTACTGCTCGTCCCACCAAGACTTGGTAGTTACCGAGTAGCACAGCGCGCGGGCGGGCGAGGAGTCTGTGGAGTTGCAGTAGAAGAATCGGACAACCTTGGTGGCCAAGTCGGCCCGCACAAAAAACAGCGCGGACTTTGAGAAGTCGATGATGCCGTCACGCCAGTAGTTGTCCACCGGCACGGAGATAGGCTGGTCGCCCTGGCCGTCAAATACGTACATCCCGTAGCTATCCGCAATGAAAGCCACGCCGCCCATCACATCCCAGCAGCGGCTGTTCAGCACGCCGCGGTAGGCCACCAGCATGATGCTGGCATCCAGCACTGGCTGGGCCACGTAGTTCAGCTTGTATAGGTGCCGGGACTGGGCGGCGACTAGAAATGAGCCAAGAGGGATGAGGGCCACCACTGCATCGGAGTCGCCAGCGTTCTCCTGGACAACAAGCTCATTTTCCAAGGGGATGGATTCTGGCTCGTCCACCTCTGAGAAGTAGAGGCTGTTGGGTTTCTCGCCGGTCGTATCCACGGCCAGCCAGCAGCGGTCTTGGAACATGCACGCCACTGAGAAATTCCCGGGAGGCACTCCAAACCGGCGGGCGTTCAGCTGGCCGCTAGGCAGCGTCACAGGCAGCAAGCCGTAGCCATCGCGCTCCGCATCAGACAGCTGCTCGTCAGTGAACGTATCGGTGAACGTGCCAGTAAAATTCCCGGCCGACCGCAGGATCTTCGCCACGCGGAACAGCAGGACGCTTTGGTCGGAGGTGGTGCGCCACAACTCTACGGCAGTGACACGGTCGTCCAGCCCCGCGTGCGCAAGCGTCCAGGTCAAAGAGGACGCACCGTTTTGAACGTCAACCTCAACCAGTTCCGAAATCGAAGAACTGATCGGGCCGCGGAACTTCTCTGGCGTGGAGTCGATGTATCGGATCGCGCACTTATACTTGCCGCGCAGGACGTTGGAGACAGTCGCGGTGGCAGTGGCGTTGTAGTCGCCAAGCGCCACAGTCGGCGGCAAGGCGTAGCTGCCAGCGCCATAGACAGATACCTTCGTTATGCTTCCGCCGGACACCGCCGCAGTGGCCGCGGCTGCAGAGGCTGTATCGTCGGTGGGGTCGGGCTGAAATGAGATGGTGGGCGGCGAGAGAAAGCCGGTCCCGCCGTTGGTGACCGTCACCGCCGCTACCCCGTACTGCATGCCGACAGACAGGACGGCACCCGCACCACCGCCTCCAGTCAGCGAAGCAGTCACAGCGCCAGTCGCTCCCTTGCCGCCAGAGCGAAGGTCTACGGCCGAGATAACGCCAGTGTCCGATACGGTGACGACAGCGTTCGCGCCGGTCAGACCCTGCGCACTGGAGAACACCACCGTGGGAGTGGAGGTATAGCCCGTGCCGCCATTGACCACAGTTACGGCCTGCACAGATCCAGAGACGCCAACAGAGAACGTCGCACCAGCCGCATTGCTGACGCTCAGGGACACGGCTGGAGCAGATGTGTAGCCCGCCCCAGGCTCCGAGATGGTGATGCCCACAACCCTTCCGCCAGCGACATCCGCACGCGCCACTGCAGTGGTGGTTGGGGAGCCGCCAGAGAACGTGACTGTCGGAGCGACCGAGTAGCCGTTGCCGGGGCTGACGACATTGACCGCATCCACATAGCCAGCCATTGATGAACTTGCGATAGCGACTGCCGGTCCCTTGTAGGGCTTCTGCAACCCGATTGGCTGCATGGTGCCTGCGGAGCCATCCCAGCGCAGGCCGCGGCCCATGCCATCGAACACGTACAGATCATTGAAGCGGGAGCGGACAAACGACGCCGGGATGATAGATCCCGCGTAGACGCTCGCGGACGCCAAGGCATTGCCAGAGAGAGTGACCGTGGGGGCGGATGTGTAGCCTGTTCCACCATTGGTGATAACAACAGACTCAACCTGCGTACCGGCCATGTGGGCAAGTCCGACAGCGCCCGTGCCGCCGCCGCCAGAAAAGCTCACTGAAGGTGGAGCGGTGTACCCGGAACCGCCAGTGGTTATTGAGATTGAGACGACTTGGCCGGATCGACGCTGGGCCAGATAGGTCATTAGGCGCTGCCTGTCTTCACGGAGGAGTAGATGCGTCCGGCCGAGTCTTGGTAGACGAGATGCTCTTGTGTGCCGCTCTGGTATCGGAAGGCTGACACAACAGGAGATGCCGTGGAGTCGGCAGAAGTAAACGTGATGGGCGACAGGCCAGCGCGCACAGTGAGCTTCCCCGGCACCAAGCACTGCAGGTTGACTTGCTGTACCGTTGAGCCGGGAGGTATGGAATACGGCGAGGCGTTTGTGACCAGCCCAGCCCATTTGTCGATGACGATCATGGATTACCTCCATCGAAGTTGTCGGCCTGCAGCGGCGTCCTCCACGCCATAGCATCGAAGATCACTCGCTGCGGCTGCTGGAACGGAGTGAGGGCATCAGACTCCATGGCCAGACGCAAGTCCCGCTGGTACATGGCGAAGGCGTTGTCCGGCTTGGTGTTGCGCGTGCGGGCCAGCCAATACGCAGCACAGGACAAGAATCCGTTATTCATCCCAGGCGACATGTCCACTATGTCGGTGACGAGGTACTTCGCCCCCGTTGCCGTAAGGGAGGTGGCCAACGTGCAAGAGGTGGCGCTGGCGACTGATGCGATAACTGCCTCTCCTTGGTAGGGGAGAAGCGATCCATCGCTGCCTGGGAAATCAGTGGCGGTGCCCACTCGCATGACCGAACCAACCATGGCGGCTGTGAAGGCAGTGCCCGTGCCAGTGACGGCCGTGCCAGCGATGGTCACCGTGCCCTGACGCGAGCTAGCCTCATGGCCCGAGATCCGCAGGCGGCGCGGCAGGCGGCGATACGTGAAGTCCAAGTTGGAGTTGGCGACCGGATACCCAACGACCTTAATCGCCCACCCAGTGCCATGCGGATCCTTGATGACCGTCCACGCATGCGGCGGTCCTGCAAGGTTGTTAGCGTTCTCCAGCTTCATCGCTTGGTCGGCCGACACGTAGATGAACCGCGTCCAAGCGACATGGTCGATTGGGGAGTCCAGCGACCGGAAGTCGGACGGCAGGGGGAAGGTGTCTTGGTACAGCGTGGCTGCTGTGGGATTGAGGAAATCGCTGGATGGAGTCAGGATCGGGTCGCACAGCAGTCGGGTGCTGCTGACGCGGGTGGCGATCTTGGCGACCGTGTTGTTGAGTCGCATGCGCGACAGCACCGAGTTGGTCGGGAATGCGTCCCCAGACGACAGGTCGAAGAACCTTGTGTCTTGGCTGTAGGTAACCGAGCCGTACCAGTTGATGGAGAACCGAATCCGGCCGTGAGTCTGGTAGTAGTTCCAGTCACGGATCGTTGAGAGTTCGCTGTAGGCGCGCTGGATGGATGTGCGGATGTCGGTCTGCTCCGCATCCTGCGGGCCACCCGAACTGCTGGTGATGAGATGTTCGACCGCGTCGTAGTAAGTCAGGAGAGTCATACGTCAGGCTCAGGCTCCGGGGGGGCAGCAGCGGACAGCGTTGGAATGGCCCTCCAAGACTGGGCTTTCCTCTATAGGCTAGTGGCCTGCGAGGGCGGCTAGGCGTACACGCGCTGTTGGTGTTTGCCCCCGGAAGTGCGGTCTTGGTACGCCTGGAGCAGTTCTGGCGTTCGGTTCAGAACAGTCTGCCAGCACGGTCACGCCTGCTCGCCCAGGCTGGCTTGGTATGCGGCAACCACTTCCTCAGTATGCGCGGCCGCGCATACGGCCCGGACAAGCGGAGTTTCGGCCGAGTAATCATCACCGGGATTGATGATGTGGCGATGGAAGTTGCTTGCAATCTCCTTGTCACCGTCGCGGACGATGATGGACTCTCGCACTTGGACGGAGCGATACACGCCCACCACTTCCACCCGGTCTACTTCTGAACTTTGCGTAAGTGCCATAGTTACCCTGCCGTGTAAAGAACTGTGAGCCCTATCGTCCAGCTTGGAGTTTTGAAATCGCTAGCCGTGAACCCTTCACCAATCGCCTTGCTTAAAACAGCGCCGGACGATCCCGAATCCGGCCCACCTACCATGGGCGGGGCCGTGGCGGTGGCGAGAAAGGCATTGCTGGAGTGAACGAATCCACCGCCAAAGGTCGAAGTCGCCGCAGTGAACGGCAGCGAAACACCAACAGGCATTCCGTTGCCCGTGAACGCGCTCACGCTGAGCCGAAGATGAGCGGTGACTGTCTTGCCTATTTTGATGTACCGGCCGAGGGCCTCAGTTACGGTCACGGACGAAAAGCCGGTAGTGAACGCCGGAGTCCACGTGCCCTCTTCGTAGTCCGACAGCGTGTTAGCCGCAGCCGTGTCAGCGCCGAACAAGATGCCTGACGAAGCGCGGATAGAACCAGAGACATCCAGCTTGGTTGCGGGCGTGGTCGTCCCGATGCCAACGTGACCAGCGAAATAGTTCTTGGCGGTCGCCGCTGCTTGGAATATGGAGAAATGATTTCCGATGGTGCCTGTGCCGTGCGCGGGCGCGCCAACAAAGATGTCATAGAGTTCTGTCATCGTTCCGGGGCCCAACAGCGGCACCATTTGCAGTCCGATTACCTGTGTCGTTGTGGGGCTTATCGCAGCATTTGTGTTGCCGTGGCCGTATTGAAACTCCATTCCGCGTATAAACCCTAGACTCCCCGCGTCTGTCGAAAACCCGTTGTTGCGGGCACAAGACACAAACATCGCGCGGGAGACGCCGGTATTCGATAGACCGGCAGTGATGTTGTGGGTTACCTGTGCTTGCGATCCAAATACGCTATAGGCCCCATTGCTCGTTGCTGCAGAGACGGTGTTGCACTGCATGCCGAACCCGGTCACGTTCGTCAGCGTGGAGGCCACGGTCAGGCGGACGTTACTCAATGCGTTGTTGCCGATGCCCACATTCCCATTGGCATCGATCTGCAGCCGCTGCACTTCACCAGTGGACAGACCAAGTGTGTCGGCGGCAGAAGAAAACATCCCGGTGTTGGTATCACCCGTAAACGAGTACGCCGGGCTCGCGGCAGACCCACCTGCAGAGACAAACGTCTGCGCCGCGGCGTGCGTAAGAGTGCCAGTGAGTGTTCCGCCGGACGAGGGGACAGCGCCGATGTCCGCGGGGGACAAAGCATCCACGCCGCCGACTGCATGGCTCGCCTTGTGAGTGGTTGGAGTGCGGGCATTGGCAAGCCGCGCATCGCCTGTAAGCACCACGTTAGCCGTCAGGCGAGCATCGGCCAAGGTTCCAGACACCAAGTCTGTGGCACTGGTAGTAGCTGCCGGGATAGTAGGCTTGTTGGAGAGATCGACATAGGAGCCCGTCGCTGCAACAGTGGCCAGCCCCAAGGTTGTTCGACTGGTTGCTGCGTCTGTATCATCCAAGAGACTACGGGCAAATGCTGTGCAGGCTATCTCTTGCACCACACCGGCCCCCGCAGAGGAGCGGCCCAAGAGCCGGTCGGTCGCAGAGACGTTCTGGAGCTTGGCGTATGTGACGGCGCTATTGTCAATCGTCCATGTCGCCCCGGTGCCCGAGACAGTGATGTCACCCTTGTCGCCGTCAGTGACACCGGAGACGGTTACAGCCCCCGCTTGGCCGTTGACGCTGGTCACTGGGCCATACAAAGCTGATTGCGTGGCGAAGTCTGTGATCTGTGAGGCAGTGTGGTTGTGTGTGGTAGGCGCACGGGCATCGGACAGGCGAGAGTCGTTCCCTTGGCAAAAGCTCCCGGCTGCGGTGCCGAATGTGCCAGCAGCCAGAACGCCAGAGGTGGTCGTAATGATTGGCACGCCTGACGTTGTCCCGATAGCCCCAGCGTTGGTCAGGTTGCCGTGCGTATGGGCGGTTGGTGTGCGGGCATTAGTCAGGCGGGAGTCTGTCGTCAGGACTACGTTGGCCGTCAGGCGAGCATCCGCAAGCGTGCCAGATACCAAGTCCGTAGCGCTGGTGGTGGCAGCAGGGATCGCAGGCTTGTTGGTTAGGTCTACGTAGGAGCCGCTCGTCGCAACGGCCGCGAGCCCGGACACTTGGGCGGCTGTGTGGGTGTGCGTGGCAGGGGCGTAGGAACCCGACGCCTGCTTGCCGTCCAGCGTGGTCTGCAGATTCGTCACCTGCGATATGGCCAGAGCCAACGGGTCTGTTCCCCCAGCGGCGTGGGTGCTGCTATGTGCGGTTGGCGTGCGAGCGTTTGTCAGGCGTGAGTCGCCAGTAAGCACTACATTGGTAGAAAGGCGGGCGTCTGCGAGGGTGCCAGAGACGATCTCGCTGGCCCCGTGTGTGTGGGAGCTAGCCGCAAAGCTAGTGCTTGCAGCCGTGGCAGCAGTGCCAAGCCCCAGTGTGGCCCTGCCTGCCGCAGCGTCTACATCATCCAAGATGCTTCTAGCAAAAGCTGTGCAGATAATTTCTTGGACAACACCAGCCCCAGAGGAGGAGCGACCAAGCAGCCTGTCGGTCGCAGACACGTTCTGGACTTGGGCATACGTGACAGCCGAGTTCGCAATCTTCGCCGTGGTGATGCTGCCGTCTACTATCGATACAGTCGTTATGCTCCCATCGCTTGGAGCGGCTGTGAAAGATGACACGCCGCCAGCGACAGTGCGATGGTACAGCCGGCCATCCGCCTGGTTGATGGCGATCTCCCCGTCCTCTAATGACGCAGGGACAGTACCGGAGGTATTACTGCGTTTGAGGCGTGGAGGGGGCATGGAAAACCTGCGAAAGTGGGCCTAAAGACTATTGTCCCCTCTAGATCGTCGCCGCCTCCCGAAAAGCCGCGTCGATGTCGGTTAGCCCCAGAGCCTGGGCAATTGGTGGCAGCATGGGGTGTGACCGCTCTATGTAAGGCGCGTAGTCCCACTCCACCCGCACTGAGTCTCGCTGTAGCTGGTCGGGGATGGCGTCGATGGCCGCATCGACCTGTGCGAGGCTAATGCCCTGACGCAGCAGCCATAGGCGTATCTGGCGAGCGGAGACGCTCGCCGGTACAGAGTCGTCCACGGCCTGCTGGTTCATGCCGACCAAGGTGCCGCTCTCGTCGCGAACCTCCCATGTGTGCATGCCGTCAATCACGCCGATGTATGTGGTCGTCATGAGAACCTCGCGCAAAACAAATTCGTAGTCACGGATATATTCCCCACCCCAAAAGAGGTCGATAGGTCTGTCAGAGATGGCCGCTGTCCATTTGTGCGCGGCGATATAGTTGCAAAGTTAAAGCCCGAGCTATTCAAACCGATGAGGGACGGCATGGTTGTTCCGGTGACTAACACCGCAAACCCATACCGAGTCCCAGCGGTTAGCGTGTAGCTGGACGGCAGGCCACCGCCCGTAGACAGAGATCGCGTATAAACTGTGTTGGCGGCAGTAAAAAGCGTGGTGTCGCTCGCCACTGCGGCCACCAGCGTGGCGTTCGTTTCGTCCCAGGTGTATAGCCCAAGCCTCGCGAGCGTCAGCCCTGCCCCTGCAACGCTGCCGGAGCCTGCCGTGATTTGAGTGATTGTCCGCGTCACTAGTGGCGTGAAAAACGTCAGAACCATACTGCCACTAGTCAAAGTGATAGCTGTGTTTTGGATGTTTCGCGGGATTGTGTCGATGACTGCGGTAGACGAATTCACAGATGCCAGTAAACTGCTCGCCAGCACGGCAGACGCAGGAAGCCTAGATTCATTGAGCGTGCCGGATGTTATCTGGGCGGCGGACAACAATACGGCGTCTGTGCCGTTCGCGGCGTGCGAGCCGCCGTGGCCGATAATGTTGTTCACAAAGTTCCACGCCGTACCGCTCCAGACAAAAGTGCGTCCGTTTTGCACCGATGTCTGGTTGAGCGTTGGAGTTATTGGAAAATTAATAGGCATTGTCGATCACGCCGAGATAAGTGGTAATCATGAAATTCTCCCGTAAAGCACAAAAGTTCCGCTGGAGACGCTTGTCGGTGCCGTTGGCAGATCATTAAGAGAACCTACGACCCCCGCAACCATAGGGGGCAGTCGCATGATTACGCCGGTACTTAACGTGGCGCACTGCCAAGTGCCCGGAGTAGTGCCGACAATCATAAGGCCAGCCGCGTAGCGAGTGCCGCCGACTAGGTTATACGAATTTGGCAGGCCGTCAGAAGCAAAGGTGCGCGAATACAGCGTGTTTGTGATATTGCCAATTGTTGTGTCATTGGCAGTGCGAGCAACCAACGTAACAACAGGCGTAGTGGCAGTGGCACCATCGGTGATCGTTTCTGAAACGGTAAACAAACCAAACCGGCACAGTGAAAGACCAGCCGTAGCGGTGCCTCCAGTGCAGAAAGTCAACGTAGTGGCTGTGAAAGAATAGGGGGCGGTGAAAAAAGCTAAGATTAATCCGGTAGATGCAGCAGCCGCGCTACCGATAACTCCATGCCCGCGTGGTAGCCAATCAATGGATGTATTGGTCGTCTGCATCGCCCATCGCAGGTTCTCATTCCGCGTGACGTTGCCGCTCAACCGCGCATCGGCCAGCGTGCCGTTGCTCAGATCAGAGGCCGAGGTTAAGGAGACGGTGCTGCCAAGCGGGCCTGTCTCCATGTATTGACTGCCAGTCCAGCGATAAGTCTGGCTTGTATCCGTTGCAATGTATATGGCGGCGCTGGAGCCGGTGCCGGGGAAACTGGCGGGCGTGTCATACTCATGTACGATTGTCAGAGGGTCGCTTCCGCCTGCGGCATGGCTCGCGGCGTGGCCAGGGACGTTAGCCACCAAGTTCCATGCGTAGCCGTCCCAAGAGTAGGTACGGCCGTTGACCGCGGCAGTTTGGCCGGACGTTGGCGATGCTGGGAAGGTTATGCTCATGTCACCACTCCACTGCTAGTGTTCGCTGGACAGCCCATCGCATGAACGCCGCCGTAGTGCGTGCCGCCGTCACGCCCGCTGCGAGCGAGAACGTGAGGAGAGCGGCGAGGAAGATGGAGTCCCTCACTAGACGCTCCTACTGAGAGTTGTCTGGAACGCCTGCACGGCGGAATTGACGGCAGTTACTTCCGAGCCAGACAGAGATTCCGACAGGAACACAAATGACTGCTCGCGGTTTGAGTGCAAGTTTGGGCCATCGGTATGGTTCTGTGCGCCTATGTAGAGCGGGCGGTTTGGTAGGTCGGTGGTGATGTCCGACGATGCCCCGGACGCCACTGAATTGCCGTTTCGGTAGACCGTCATCAGCGAAGTGCTTGTCCGCGAGACGACATGGAACCCAGTTACACTACCGACGGTCGACGTGGCAACTGTTACGCGATTCCGCCAGTCGTAGTACGAATTGCCGTCGGTTGATCCAATATGCTGGAGAAATCGGTTGCTCGTTGGGTCGGAGTAAAACTGAGCGCCCATGTCCACCCGATACCCAGTCGAAGATGCTGGGTTTGTGCGCAGATACAGGCCGTATGCGCCTGTGTAGTCGCTAAAAAACGTGGATGGCACGGCGAACGTATTGGCATATGCCGTGCTGCCATCTGGAGTGGCCCCCGTTGCGGAGTGCGTCCAGTTGCCTGAAAACGCCAGTCGATAGGCGGCGTCCAAGTCTCGCGGGTCTTTGAGGTTCCATTTGTGAGTCGATGCCGTGCCGCCGATGAACGGGTAAATCGCGCGCATTTTTGACCAGACGCCCGCAGACTTGAGACCTACAACGAGCGATTGGATAGCAGATATTTGCGTTGCGTCAGTGATTCCTGCGGCGGAAATGAATGCGGCAGCGTCGGGTTCCGGCCACAAAAGAGAAGCCCTCGCCCATGTGTTCGTTGCTGTTGCGATGTAGAAAAACGAGCCGTCATACGCGATACTCCCCGCCGTCCCTGTCGCAGTCGCTGACGCTGGCACGCTTGACCAAGAGAGGCCAGAGCCGCCACCACCAACCGGACCCACTTCAGAGTAGACGCTGCCGTTCCATTGATAGACGCGGCCGGACGCGATGCTCAGGTATAAGGCTGTAGTGGCCCCGGTGCCCGGGAAGTTGGCCGTGGTGGCATAGGTGAATAGCTCAGTGCCACCGCCGCCTCCGGTAGCCAGCTGCGTGACGACCCCCGAGCCGTTGCGATAGAACAGCTTGCCGTCTGCCTCATTGATGGCGATCTGCCCAGAGACGAGCGAAGACGGCACCGCAGAGGCCGTCGTTGATCGGAGGATCCGAACGGTAGCCAACTAGAACGTGCCTCCATCGATGTCCGATGCGGGCGCGAGGTAATCAGTTCCAGCAGACGCTACGGAATACGCGGAGCCATTTCCTTTGAGAAGTCCGTTAACGGCTGCGGTCAGGCCCGTGCCGCCATAGCCAACGGCTACCGCGGTGCCCTGCCAGACACCCGTGGAAAGCGTGCCAACGCTCGTCAGGCTGGAGCTTGTGACTCCCGAGCCGAGCGTGGTGGCCGAGAGGACGGTCGATCCGTTGATCTCATACACCTTGCCAGTCAGCAGGTTGAAGTCTTGGTTGCTTGTCCAGGCGGAAGTGGCGCTGACCCAATTCAGTGTCTTGTCACTGTTCCCCTTGAGCGTAATGCCACCGCCGTCTGATGTGGCGTCTGAAGGAGAGGCGGTATCGCCAAGAACGACGTTGATGTCATCCACGCTGACCGTTGTGCTGTTGATGGTGGTCGTCGTCCCGTTGACGGTCAGATTGCCAGCGACCGTTACGTTGCCAGTGAAGGACGCACCAGCCAAGGCAGCGTAGTTCGTCAGCTGTGACGCCACTGCGGACGACACGCCAGACGACAGCGCAGAGTCCACGTAGCTGGGCGTGGCAAACGCGCCGGATCCACCGATGGCGATAACGCTAGTGGCCAACCCGCCCGCGCCGCCCGTGCCAGTCCCGTAGTAAAGAATGTTCGACTGCTCATTGAATGCCAACTCTGCGTTGGCCAGACTGCTGGGTGCCCCCGCACCTCCCCCGCTCGCCCGTCGCTTGATCCGTAATGTAGCCATTTAAAAATTCCCCCCGTCGAAAAGTTGTGTCTCCGAGTAATTGCGCCACTTGCCGCTAGACCACCGCAGCACATCACCTGTTCTGATGTCTGTCATCTCCACATCGCTAGACGACGGCAACGAGAACCGCAACGCAGACAGCAGATACGGCAAATCGTTCCACCGCGTCACACCGTCCCCGATCTTGATCGCGCCCGAGCCGAACGCTGGGTCTGTGTAGTCGTACGTGTCTGCCGATGGTTCCGTGGTAAGCGGGACATCTCGCTCATAGCCCACCTCGCCCGCAAGAAGGATCGGATTCGCTGCCGACCATTCCGCAGCCGTACCGCGTCGAAGCTGCGAGTATTTGATGTAGCTCATACGCCGCGCCCCTTGGCCCGATAGGCGTGCTTGGCAATCACTTGCTCGCGGAGGTCCGAGTTCTTTGCGGATGGGTTCAGCTTCTTGGCTTTCGCAACTTCCTCTCGCACAATCGTCTCGCTGATAAGCTTCCGCTTGGGATCGGCCACGCCCGGGTCGTAGTTCACCGTTCCGCTCACGGCCAATCGCCGCTTGTGGGCGACTTTGAGGACATCGTCATTGTTGGAAACCCACGCTTCGGGATCGCGCCAGCCTCGCTTGTCAGCCAGCCCTCCCACGTAGTGCTTGCCCGAGATGTTGATCCCGGCGCTCTTGGCTTCCGCGGCCACGTACTTGGCCTGTCGGACGGGCATGTCGTCCAGCTGCTGGTTGTTCATGCGGCCCTCCATGAACGCACGGTCAGTGCCGGACGTTCCCGGGGGTGTCTGAGTGGCGACCATTGCGGCCCACTTCTCACCGTAGGGCAGGGCACGCTTATACGCTGCGATGGCTTCTGCGCCAGCGCGCTTCACTTCAACCGGGATTTCCATTGGGCGGTCCTTCGGGGGGCGGGCCTGGGGGTGGGGGAGGTGGCGGCGGAACCATGTACCGCGACACATCGGTGTTCATCGCCTTGCCCCAGTCCTCTAAGAGCGCGTTGAACAGTTCCGGCTTACCGGCCTGCAACAGACCCTGACTGATCGGCGCGAGGATCTGCATCGCGTTGGTGATGTTCTCAATGCGAGTGGCGACGTTGGGCTTCTTCACAGACCCAGCCTCAACGCGGTACGAATACTCCCGCACAACGGAATCCGGGTCTTCGCCTTGAACGTGCATCTGCCACGCCTGCGCAGCCATGGGGCCAAGCAGAGGAGCAACGTCCTGCGGGCCAATCAACCATCTGGCGAGGAGGGCTTCCTTGCGAGCGACCAGCGACAGAGCGTCTTCCAAAATATTTGCGTAATCGTCCGGCCTGACCGAAATCTGCTCAGCCTTCACCTGCGCTTCTGCAGCTGATCTGAAGGAATTCCTGGTCATGCCATAGATGAGTTCTGTCAAACCAACGCGACGGTCGAACAGCGCGGTGACCTCAGAGATGATCTGGTACATGTCCGAGGTGACGCCCGGCATCTGGAAGACCGAGATCACATCGTTGACCGACCGGCCAATGGCTTCAGAGATCTCTACGATCTTGAACCCGCCCTCATCCTTCTCCAGGATCTTGGCCTTTAGATCCGGGTCTGCGGACTTGGCTACACCGATCAGCACCTGCGCGCTGGTTGCAATGCGCGTGGCGAGGAACGACATTGCCCAGTTGATGAATCGAAGCTCACCGATACCGGGACGAATGATAGAGATGGGCCAGCTGTACCCCGGCTTGCCGTGCCAAGCGAGCGGCGTGAACGGCCAGCCTCCTGGTTCTGCCCAGAATGGGATGGGCCACTGAGCCGCCATGAACATCGACGGCGCAACCCCAGTCTCGTCCACTTCCTCCTGCAACATCGCTTCGGGCATGTTCAGTGGGAAATCAATTCC